GAGACGGTGCGACCCTCGAGTGTGGTCTCCCTGACGGAAGTCGTCCAGACGCCTTGCTCCTCTCCGGTTCCTCCCCTCTCCCCCACCCCCCCTCTCGTCCCACTTCCCCCTCCCATGGTGGCTTTGGTCGACAAGAAGGGCCAGCCGGTCGTCTCCGATCCCCCGAAGATGACGAAGGGCCAGAAGAAGAAGTTGAGGTTGCGCAAGAAGGAGGCGCAAGCGTCGGCATTGAGTGCCTCTTTGGAAACCCAGCCGGTCTCCGCCTCTTCACCTCTCCTTCCCGCCGCAAGGGTCTCACCCACGTCGGCACCTGCCATCGTCGCGGAGAATCCAAGCGAGTCCCTCAGCCGGCTGGATTGAGCGACTCCGGCGCAGAGCTTATGAGTCAGTTTTATCACTCAACATCTTCCGAGATGCGTGAAGAAGCTGTCTTTGAGTTCAGCGCCGACCGCGCTTTTGCGGCTCGCTCCGTCTCGAAGGAGTACCCTTTCTACCTCCACAACCCCCATTTTCGCACTCATCTTGAGAAGCGAATGGCCTTTCAGAACGAGGAAACTTTCAACGAGTTCTTCGACGTCTTGGACCCCACCAACCTGCAACTTAACCCTGCAGTTGTTGTTGACCTCCTTGACAAGCTCGACTCGAAGAAGAATCCTGGTTCTCCCCTCTGTTTCATTTCACCAACCAACCTAGGTGTGAAGCAGAGCGTTCCTGCTCCCATTTTCGCTGATGCTCTCAATGCCAACCTCACTAAGCTTTATGCTGAAGGGTTGCGGCTAGAGACGATTCGGCGCGAACAGGGCAGAGACGCTTTTGCTCTCGCTTGTGGTGTCGGCGCTTCTCGAGAAGTCTATGATGCTGAGTGCACGAGGCTTCTCAGGGAAGGCGTAATCCACCCCACCCTCTTGAAGATCAAATCTGAACCTCGCAAGGTCGGCAAGCGCCCTCGATTGGTTTGCATGGTCAGCAGTGTTACGAACTCTGTCATGCGACTTGTCGTCGGCAACTACTTGTACACTGAGCAGGAACAGAAGAACATCTCCACTGCTACCGCTCTCGACCTCACCACGCCTGAAGCAACACACGCTCTTTTCGAAGAGTTTGTTGCCAACAGGCCCGTCTTCACGAGCGATGTAGAGGGTTGGGAGTACGCCGTCCGTGTGGGAAACGAGTATGACGCGATGATGATGTACATGCGCCGCATGAACCTCGTCGACGAGTTTCTCGAACCCCGCCCTGAGAAAATGCTTCATTACCTCATCCTCCTCGGATTGTTCTACGCTTCCATCCACCGCGTTGTTCAGACTCCCCAAGGGAACCTTTATACGGCTCCCCCAGGGCAAGTCTCGTCCGGCGAGCTCTGGACTTTCTCCAAGAACTCCGAGGTCCGCACTTCTCTTGCTGACACCATCACCCTCGAGTCCACCGACCTTCCTCTTGGCTACAACAAGTCGGCTGGCGATGACAACCTCGACGGCGCCGTTCCCAACGGCACTGTTGAGGAAGTTGTCGCGGCTGTCAAGTTGGCCTATTCCAGATACGGCTTCGTCATTACTGACGTGGCTGTTCAGGAGGAGGAGTTCAGTTTCTGCTCGACGACGTTCTGCGCTTCTGGTGCCTACCAGGAAAACGCTGCGAAAGCTGCTGCCAACATCCTCTACAAGAGTCACGATGCAGCCTCGTATGCGGAGCAGATGACGGCGTTCCGCCTAGGTTTCTCCTTGCACCCCGACTATTCGAGGTTGCTTTCTATTATTGAGAGCGACGTCGTCCTCACGGATGGGGTGCCCTTGCAACATCCACAGTCGCCCGGACTTTAAGCGTGGTCTTCTGTCCGAAATGACGTTAAACTATTGTGTATGTTTGTAATTTTACTGTAAATAGTTAGTCAGTGAAAATGAAAAGAAATAGCATGTCTAAACGGGCTATTGCCCAAATCCCTTCCAAGCCAGTTCCTCGAAAGGCTGCTACCCCGAGGCCGTCCGCGGCCATGCAATCGGCGGTATGTGGTCTAGTCGATCCTTTCTGCGAGCACGCCTACGGTGCTAAGTACCCGGACGATTCGTCTGCGAAAACCTTGCCGTTTACGGTGAGGCAATTGCAGACGTTGTCGTCGGATGCTCAGGGTGAGCTTGGGGTCGTGGTTTCGCCTCAGGTGAACTTCGACCCTTTCGCTCCTTGCACTGTGGTGGGCACCACAATGACTGTGGGTGCGGTTCCCGCTCCCACGGTTGCTCTTTTGGCTGGAGTTGCCAAATTTCGTATCGTGTCGGTGGGCGTGCGTGTGACTAATATCGCACCTGCGCTAACTGCCTCTGGTATGATCCATTTCAGGTCATTCGCGCAAGAGAATGCAGTGGGTCTTGGTTCAATTGATGGAACCACGTACTCAGCTTCTCAAGTGCACAGCAGGTCGTTGCAAGAATGTAAAGGCTTCTGTGTTATTCTCGAAAGAAATAGCCAGATGCCACAAATCTTTTACGATCCGCTAGTGACTGCTCCTTCCAACGTCTTTGCAGATCAAATCTTCCCTGGAACTTGCCCACTTACAATTTGCGGGCAAGGTCTTCCGGCCGCCACCCCCTGCATTCAGGTCGAGTTAGTGATGCACGTAGAGTACATCTTCTCGGAGAGTGCGGCTCTAGCTTTGGCGACTACACCAGCACCCAGCTTCAATCCGTTGATTACAACTACAGCAAACCGTATTACGGCGAGCTCTGGTCACATATTTTCGGACAATGTGAAATCTGTTGGTATGTATGTCGCTAAGTCGGCGCTTAATCTCCTCGCTACCGCCGTGTCAGCTCGACTCGGACCTGGAGCAGGGGCTCTGGTCGCAGCTGGAGGATCCTTCATCACCGGTTGAAATTCGTCTTCGTACAATACCAGGCTGCAATGAGCGCACTGCTCTTTGTTTGTCTGGCATCATCTCAATTTCAGCCCTCATCTCGGCTATTTGCCTGATGAGCACTTACTTGGTATAGACATAAAACATAAAAATGTAACAGTTGTGGTGGGTTTTAAAAGCAGGAATAGCTAGAAAATCCCGTTTTAAAAGTTTCGATATAACCAGCCTCTCTAACGATTGCGGGG